GAAACTAAATATACCGTAGCATGGGATAGTGAAGAGCAAGATTTAGAACCTCTTACTTGTCCTTTTTGTGGATTTGAGGTAGAAAATGAAGAAGACGAGGTTGAGTGGGTCAACAAAGACGAAGACGATAATTGGAATTGATTATAGTTTAACAAGTCCTGCCGTGTGTGTTAACAATGGCAACTTGATGTTTTTTTATTTGACTAACAAGAAAAAGTGGATTGGTCAACAAAGTGAGGATATAATTGGTTATGAACATAAAGAGTGGACTGACCCTATACAAAGATTTAAAAATATTTCAGATTTTGTGTTTGATGTTATCAATCAAACTTATTTACCACAAATTTTCATTGAAGGCTATTCTTTTGGTTCTAAAGGCCAAGGTCTTTTTCAAATCGCTGAAAATTGTGGCATACTCAAATACAGATTACAAGAAGAAAATTTACCTTATAGTACCGTTGTACCAAGTGTTGTTAAAAAAGGTGCTACAGGAAAAGGTAACGCAGACAAAGATATGATGTATGAGGCATTTGTGAAAGAAACTAAAATAGATTTAAAGAAACTATTTGATACAGAAAAGGTAGGTAACCCGATATCAGATATAGTAGATAGTTATTTTATTCAAAAGGTAGGTTATGATAATTTATTGTGCAGCTGACCCTCTATACTTTAAACACTATTTTGATTTATGGGCAAATCAATTAAATAAGTTTTACCCTAATCATTATAAGTTAATAGCTTTATACAAACCTACAAAAGAAACATTTAGTAAATGTAAAGACTATAATGTAAATAGTATTGATGTAACAGATTTATTTCCACAAAATCCTAGAAAAGAACATTTTTATTTGTTGCGTTGGTTAGCATTACCTTATTATAAAAACACTAACATATTAGCGACACAAGTAAATTGTCTTGCTGTAAAAACACAAAATTTACCTGACAATATAGATGTAGATATATGGCGAATATCAAGAGTGAAAAGAGGTAATCTTGGTGGTATATCAGCGTCTATATTTACACCTCAAGCTGCTGAAAAAGTTGTCATGCAAGCTAGAACAATGTTAGATAATCCACCAGAAACAGACCACGAAATGACTATGTGGCAAATGGACAACTTAAAACAACATCAAGAAAAAAGTGAACATCAAATCAAAGTAGAAAATAAAGATAATTTACCAGATTACACATGTTGGATTACAGCAAGAACAGCCAATGTATGGACGCATGAACAAAAATTAAAAGCATTAAAGGCTAATATATGAAATTGACCGTTATATTACCGTCAGCAGGAAAAGGCACAAGATTAAATTTACCATATCCAAAAGAGATATTAAGACTTGATAATGACAATGCCTTGATTGACAATTGTTTTAATTTTTTCAAAGATTATGGTAGAAATCAAGTAGAGTTTGTTGTGGTTATAAATGAAGATAAAACAGACCTTATTAAATACCTTGCAAAATATAAAGACAGATATAATATATCATTTGTATTTCAAAACCCTAGTGAAAAAGAATATACAGGTGCTATCAAAAGTGCTTATCATTTATTTGGTGAACACAATCTAGTATTATTACCTGATACATTAATGAAATTGCAACCAGGTAAAGACTTATATACTTTAGTAACAGAAGCATTAGAAGAAACTGGTTTTAGTTTTCTTGTAAAGAAAGAAGAAAACAAAGAAGTTTTAAAAACAAAAGGTGCAATCTATGTTAGTAAAGAGGGTAATGTAGTTGAGTATGAAGATAAACCAACAGATAGAGTTGATTATTATAATTCTTTTTGGTGTGCCTTTGGTTTTAGAAAAAGAAATTTTTATGAATGTATAAATTTTATGGAAAAATCAACTTTAAAACAAAAGCATTCAATGAACGATATAACAGCAACACCAATATTTGGTAGTAAAGTAATTGAAGTAGAAGACTATATTGATTTAGGCACATGGCCTGAAATTAGGAGATTATTAATAGATTATGAAAAAGATAGTAACTGATTGTGATGGTGTTCTTTTAGATTGGGCATTTGCGTTTGATGTCTGGATGAGAGAACAAGGTTATTTTAGATTACCAAATACAGACCACCATTTTTCACAAGCAAAAAGATATGGCATACCAGAGGGTGAAGCATTAGGTTTAGTACATGACTTTAATCAAACTGGTGCATTAGGTTATATACCAGCATTTAAAGATAGTGTAGAATATGTTACTAAATTAGCTAATGAAGGTTGGCGATTTGATGTTGTTACTATGATTGGTAAAGACAAGTATGCTCATAGATTAAGAAAAATAAATTTGCAACATTTATTTGGTGATGTATTTGATGAGATATATTGTTCAGGTGATTTTACAAAATCAAAAAGAAGTGTGTTAGAAAAATACAAAGATAAAGGTTATGTATGGATTGATGATAGAGTTGATTATTGTAGAGATGGTGACGCAGTTGGTCTAAAAACATTTTGTATGGACTGGCCATATAATAGAGATTACAAAGGTAACAGAGTTAAATCATGGAAGGAGTTATATGACACCACATTTAGAAGCTAAACATGGTGATTATGCACCAATAGTATTATTACCTGGTGACCCATTAAGAGCAAAGTGGATTGCAGACACATATTTACAAGAGGTTAGACAAGTAAATGGTGTGAGAAACATGTTAGGTTTTACAGGTGTATTAGACTGGAATGATAAGAAGATGACCATATCCGTTCAAGGAGGTGGTATGGGTATGGCTTCCAATGGCATTTACATACATGAGTTATATAATATCTATCGTGTTCAAACTATAATTAGAGTAGGCAGTTGTGGTGGTATATCTAAAAAGTTAAAAGTAGGTGATATAGTCGCAGCTACAACGGCTCATACAGATAATGCAATGAGTAAAAAATTAACAACTCACATGTGTCCATCTGTATCTTATGATTTGTTAGAAAAATTTATGAGAGTGGCACCTAAAAACACTTTAGCAGGACCTATTATGTCTAGTGATTGGTTCTATAATCCAGACCAAAATTGGTGGAAAGAACATCAACGACTAGGCACTTTAGCTGTTGAAATGGAAACACATATATTATATGCATTAGCAAATAAGTTTAATAAGAAAGCATTATCAGTTTGCACGGTTGCTGACCATTTTGAAAAAGACATGGTAGTTTATGAAGATACAGACATAGGACCCATACCAACCACAAATAAAGATATGACAGCAGGTGAAAGAGAAAGAAGTTTTAATAAGATGATAGAAAGTATATTTAATAGTTTATGTTAAGCATTGAAGAATCAGCAAAATTATTTAAGAAAAATATTGTTTCTGTTGAAATAGGTACACATAATTATTGTAATAGAACTTGCACCTTTTGTCCTTTATCTTTAGAAAGTGTAAATAGAAGAGATTTCAAAAATACTATTTTTATGAAAGATGAAGTTTATGAAAATATTATGAAACAATTAGCTACGATTAATTTTGATGGTCGTTTAGATTTTAGCAGATATCACGAACCAACATCTCACAAAAAATTTATTATAGAAAAAATTAAGATTGCTAGAAGTTATTTACCAAAAGCTAGTATAAGTCTTAATACTAATTCAGATTACATGACTAAAGAATATCATCAACAATTACTAGAAGCTGGTGTAACTAATTTTGCCTTTCAAGCATATATGAGAAATGGTGCTACAGCGTTTGATGAGAATGAGGTATTTGAAAGAATTAATAAAATATGTGATAAATTAGGAGCACCTAGAATAAAAAAGGAAGAACATCAAAATAGAGAGTGGATTATATATAGATTACCTGAAAGATTTAAAGGTAAAATACATGCAAGAAATTATTGGAACAATGGTGTAAATAGAGCAGGTACGGTTTTAGATAAAGACTATGTAAGAACTGAACCATGTTTTAGTATGAATAAAGGAGTTTTCATAGATTATAATGGTAGTATGACGGCGTGTTGTGATATGTTAACACCTGAATTACATAATAAATGGGAAGTGGGCAATTTAGAAAAAGAACCTAATTTATTTTTAAATTATACTAGTAAATTTTATACAGAGTTTAGAGATAGAATAACTAAAGCAGAATGGTATCCTGATTCACCTTGTTTAAAATGTAAAAGATTTGCAAGAGGACAAAAAACTAGATAATGTGTGCTATACATGGAATAATTGATGTAAAACCAGAATTGATGATGAAGATGGTTAAGGCTGCTCATCATAGAGGACCTGATGGTAATGGTATATTTGAAGATGATTATATAACATTAGGTCATAATCTACTATCAATTGTTGGTGAAGTAAAAGATAGTAAACAACCTTATCATTATGAAGATTGTATATTGGTTTATAATGGCGAGATATACAACTACAAAGACTTATCAAATAATCCAAAAACAGATACAGAAACATTAGCGATTGGTCTAAAGAATGAAGGCTGGGAGTTTTTAAAGAAATGTGATGGTATGTTTGCTCTCGCATTTTATAACAAGACTACGAAAGAATTAATACTAGCTAGAGATACAAATGGCACAAAACCATTATACTATGGTTATCTAAAAGATAAATTATATTTTTCTAGTGAAATAAAAAGTTTATTAGAATGTGGTTTTGAAAGACGAATTTGTAAGAGAGCATTAGGTTTATATTATAATCAAGGTTATGTACCAGGTTACCTTACTATGTTTGAGGGTATTAAGAAGTTAGTACCAGGTCAAGTATTAGTAAATGGTCAAAGTCATAACTTATTAGAATATGACTTAATAATACCAACTAATTTAGATGAAAACTTTGTTGCTAATCAAACACAATTAAAACTTAACTATTCTGTAAATCAAACCTTAATGGGTCGTAGAAACATAGGTCTATTCTTATCTGGTGGTTTAGATTCAACTTCAATACTTTACGAGATGAAAGAACTAGGTGTAAAACCTAGAACATTTACATCTAGTTTTGCAACAACTGATAGAAAATCAAATCTTAATGATGATAGTAAATTAGCACAAAAATTATGTAAAGAATGGGGTATTGAAAACAATGTAGTATATCAAACACAACAAGATTATGTTGATTCATTAGAAGATACCTTTTATGCTTTAGAAGAACCAAGACAAGGTAAAAGTTTTCCAACTTATTACAATATGAATAAGTTTATGGCTTCAAATGATATTACCGTTACATTAGCAGGTGATGGTGGTGATGAATTATTTGCAGGATATAAACATCATAATCCATACTTATATAAACTTAATAATATGGATTTCAACTGGCGTAATAAATTAAAAAATTTGCGTCAAAATAATATACCGTTAAAAAATCCAGAGTTAGAATGTAGTTTAGATGACCAAGTAGAATATTTAAAAGAATGGTTACCTACTCAACAAATAAAAAATAAAGATAATTTAAATGATTTTTTATATATAGAAAGTTTGAATGCCTTAGCTGAAGACTTTTTAGTTAGAAATGATAAGTTAGGTATGGCACATAGTTTAGAAGGTAGATTTCCTATTTTAAATAAAAGATTAAGAGATTATGTAAGAGCAATACCAAGTCATTTAAAAATTGATGAAAGGTTTTTTAAACAACCAAAAGAACATCATAAAAGATTACAAAAAAGAGCATACAAAGGTAAGTTACCAGACTATATTATAAATCATATTAAAACAGGTTGGCGTTTTCCGACAGATGAAATATTGATAGGTAGAGATAAACAACCAGCACCTAATAAAGGCGTCTTAAAAGATTATATTAGAGAAACATTAAACGATAAAGAACTTATGGATATATTTGAGTATGATATGAAAGATGTTGAAGATAGATATTTAAATAATAAAGAATTTCAACCTGATGATTTAAAATTTAAAAAACCTATTGGTCTTTATGCTCAAAAAGAATTATTTTGTACTCTTAACTTTGCAGTATGGAAGAAAGTTTATGGAATGACAATATGAAAATATTAGCTGTAACAACATATAACAATAAATTATATAAAGAATATGCTTATAGATTTGAAAGCACTTATAATTGGGATTTTCCTTATACGGTTTACAATGAAGATGATGGTATGATGGAGGCTATACCAGAGTGTAAAGCATTTGTAGAAAGAAACAAAAATAAATTTGAAGGAAAAGATTTTCTAAAAGATTTTTGGCAAGACGGTGTAAGATTTTGTTATAAAGTTTACGCATATACACATGCTATAATGCAGTATCAAGACCTTGATGGTATCGTAGGTATTGACGCTGATAGTGTTTTTTATAAAAAGATTGACGCTGATTGGATTAAAAAACATATACATAGAGATAATTGTATGATGAGTTATCTAGGCAGAGGCAACCATTATAGTGAATGTGGGTTTTTATATTTTAACATGAAACATCCAGATATTCAATCATATGCAAATAGAATGAAACATATGTATGATACAGATGGCATATATAATCTAAAAGAACAACATGATAGTTATGTTTGGGATTATGTTAGAAAAGAATTTGAAAACAGAGGCACTAAAAACCATGATTTAGGAGATGGCAAAGCAGGCCATGTACAAGCTAGGTCTATATTAGGTACGGTATATGACCATACAAAAGGTGAAAGAAAAATAAAAGGAAGAAGTAAGGAGTTTAGAGGATGATAAACATTTTTATAGGATATGATAGTAAAGAAAGAGTGGCGTATAATGTATTATCACATAGTATTATACAAAACAGCACAAAACCAGTTGCAATAACACCTATTGCATTAAATCATTTAAGAGATGATTTTGT